AGCCAATACCAGCCACACCCAGCCAAGCGCCTACCGATATCGAGGCCCTGCAACTGCGCGTCACCGCGCTGGAAGAGTTTCTGGCCCACATGGCCACTGTGATCGAGTGCGAACGCCACGGCTTCAGCGCCGACCGCATGAACGCCTGGCTGGACACCGCCACCACCCGCATGCAAGTCACCGGCAGTGCCACGCCCGCAGAAGTCAAAGCCCTGCGCAGACTGCAGCGCATCGTGGTGGGGTAATACCCATGTGCACTGCCTGCGACAGCCGTAAGGGTGCCCGCCCCTGCCCTGACTACGATGGCAGTTCCAACACAACCAGCGACGCCAAGGAGGGTGGGCATGAACAAACCGCAGACACCGGCAGCCAGCAACGAGGAGCGCATCGAGGCCATCGAAACCATGCTTCGATATCTACTGGAAACACTGGAGGGCGAAACCGACTTCACCGCAAAGGCTCTCATGCGTTGGGTCTCCCTATGCCGGGAGCGCGAACACGCCCATCACATTGCAGATGCACGCGCTCAGGTAGTGTTTGCGCAGCTATGCGAACGTCTGCAACTTGTGGAGTCAGACCCAATTCAGGGGGAATCAAATCCAGCAGCTCAGCAAGCCGCTCGCACTGCGATCGACAAATCGCGTCAGCCTCCCAAAGGCTAAGCAGCCAGTCACGCTCTGCCGTCACCAACTGCACCGCCCTTATCACTACCTTGACTGGCACCCGCAGCGCACGTGCTGTTGCGCTGGCGTTGCCTGCGAATGCACCCGTGATCGCCAGCGCATCCAATCCATCACACATCAACGGATCAACCATGCACCACCTCCTGCATCGCTTGGGGCAAGGGGGCATCGCGCAATACACCGTAGGCTGCCGTGACACCGAAGGCCGATGTCACGCAACAACAACCAATCACAAGAGAAAACAATGAACGAATCAACGCTGTTCTCCACCATCAGCAGTGCTGCTGAACTGGCCAAGCTTCTGATCAATGAGCGCGATCGCCAGAAAACGGCGGCCATCCAGATCGATCTCACGAACAAAATCACTGAGGCACAGCTTCAGCTCACGCAAGTACTCAACTCCGTCATCGAAAAAGATCGGCTTATCCAGACCCTTATGGAGCGCGTAAGCCAGCTGGAGACTCATCAAAATGAACGAGCTCGATACCAGCTTTGTAAAGTGGGCGTTATCGGGGATTTCTTTGCATACCAGCTGCGCCCGGCTACCGAACTCCCGGAGCGCATCGACGAGTCGCCTCACCTCATTTGCCAGCCGTGCCTCGATATCCGCCAGCAAAAGAGCATCCTGCGCGCCACTGGCATCTACTGTTTCTGCGATACCTGCAACAGAAAAGTGCAGGTCAAGCTCGACGCCACTCCCACGCCCTTGCCCGTCATCGGGCTGTAACTTCTTGGCGTTCATTTCAGCCATGCGCCACCTCCTGCATCGCTTGGGCAGGATCTGGCTCTCGCTCTTGCTGCACCAACCAATCATGTCGGGCGTGATCACGCAGGTAGTAGGAGGCGTACTCCGGGTCACGGTGCACGCCATCGTGCTCGGCCAGAAACTCGCCCGACTTGGAATACACGCGCAGCACCGGGCGAAACAAATCGCCACCGCCACGCCATATTTGCACCAGCACCACCTCTTCCACACGCACAGAACTTGGAGTCAGATATGCCTCAGTCACTGCAAACCATCCTTTCAACCTGCGACGAAATCGAAGAACTGCTGCGCACCGCAGCACCCGGCCCCGATACCCGCACGCTCAACCGCATTAGCGCTCTGGCTGCAAGCATGGGTGGACAAGACAGTTACCTCACCGACCAAACCAACAAGCTGGTCACCCGAGCTGCCATCTACTTCAGCGACCGCAGACACCAAACCGCGCAAGGCGGTGCCGAAGGCGTCATGCGAGAAATGCGCTACAGCCTGCTCAAAGGCATCCGTGAACGCGTGGACACCCTGAAAAATCAAACGCAATAAATTCATGGCATTAACCCCTCCGTCATCGGCCAAGCGCTTGGGCCCAGCTACGGTCACAGGCCTGGAGCAGCGCATCCTTGGCACTCGTAGCACCCGGTACATCCATCCAGAGGTACTGGCCCAACATCCACACCAGGAAATCAGCCTCGTCTTTCGACAACGTGCGCTGCATCACCTTGCGGCCACGTTTCAGCCGCAGTGCAAGAAACTGATTGGGATAAGGCGGGCGCAGTACCCACACGTCGGGCACAGACAGGGCAAACCGCTTTCTGCGTTGGGCTGCTGTGGTCTTGTTAGCCATGCACCA